ACATAATATTCTGCAAATAAAAGCGTTTGTTTCGGTAGTAATGCTGATTGATTACCTGTTACTAAACCTGATTGATACACACTTGCAACAGGTAAAGATGGGTTTGGAAAAGATGTTTCTATTACAAAAATCTCAAAGCTATAAGATTCTACTGATGTTGTAACAAGGTCTAAAAAATTACTGTCCGTATTATTTATTAAAACACCAAATATGCTATTTGTCATAGAAACTCCAATACTTGTATTATCATCGGCCCAACCTGTGGCTTGTTCACTCGTGTTAAAATCTTGACCTCCATTTGTAGCCTGTCCTTTAATTCTATGCAACCACATAGACAAATCATTAAAAGCATTATTACTTGCATTATTAAAAAAGTCATTGCTAAAAGTTATACCATATCCGCCCTCCGAAATTGGTCTTTGTATTGCTTGTATTATTGTATCTAGTGTTATAGAGTATTTTAACTCATTCCATTTTACTCCGTGATTGTATGGGTTTCCATTTGATGAATTATAATGTAGGTTACCACTATCTTCTAAGTCTTGTACTTCATTGTAAAAAAGCCTTTGCGTATGTGTTATCAAAGGCACTTGTATTGGTTTTGAATATGTAACACCGCTAACAGTTTTATTATATTGAGTAGTTAAGTAGTCCTCTATGTCTAACTCGTTATATATTATTTGGTCTCCGTTTTCTTTTGTATTAAAATTATTTAACCAAGTAAGGTCTGTAAGTTTATCATCTCCAATTAAATTTTTAAGCGATAAAGTATTCCCAAAAAATGTTATTTTATATCTATTTGGATTGTTGTTTACAAGGTCCACACCTTCTAATTTTATAAACCCTTTTCTCCAAGATAAAGAATTTAATTCTATTGTAGCGGATACTTTTATTCTTGCATCATAACCATTTACAATATTGTAATTATAGTAATGTTTGAAAATCTTATTATTTTCTTTATCCGCAGGTATACTAAACGTTCTAGAAAATTCAGTAAACACTTTTGAAACATCCTTTGCATTTTTTATGGTATCAGTAACCGTAACACTTTCGTCTTTAAAAAGGGTTACCCTTTGACCTTCAATATATAATTCTATGTTTTGCATTTATCGTATATTATTAATTACGTTAAAAGAATTATCAAAGTCTATTGTGTATTCCACAAGCCTATCATTTAAAGATGTCTTGTAAGTAATATTGCTTGTCTTAATATTTATTGGTGTAACTTGGTAATCCTTGTCAGTAAACCAAACCTTTTCAGATAGCATTAACTGTTTAAATACCTCATTGTAAGACTCTTCTAAATAACCGCTACTCAAAGAAATGCTTTCACTACCTGTAATATTAAATTCCCTATTAACGTGATTGCTTGTACTATATGAATTCGCATTGGTTAGTATGTTAGACTTAAAAGATTCCTTTTTAACAGTCATCTTTTCAGTAGCTTTCTTAAAGAAATACATATCTTGTAATGCTCCAAACTTATTTATAAATGTCACTTTGTTTGGTGTGTACTTAGATTCACATTGTTCTTTTATATCTATAATTGTAATATCGTTATCGTCAGTAATTTTAACCTTACTAACTTGTTCAACTTCCTTTAAGGAAACGTTATCTATCACACCATCAAAACCTGAAACACTAAAAAACGATACTAAATTTGTACCTGCAACTGATTGCGTGTATTTAAAAGAATACTCACCTATCGTATTTAATATACCTGAAACTTGAGTACCACCACTACCATCAAAATACCTTATGCTCCCTGAAGTATATTCCTTAATTTCAAAATCAACAATGTACTCGTTACCTGCTATTGGAGTAAAGTTTTGAAAGTTTCTTGAGCCAGATTGTCCGTTACACCTTAAAACTCCATCCTCTATAATATCGAGACTTCTAATTTGCCAATCGCCAGGAACATCAAACGTTACATTTGTAACAAGTTGAGGGAACAAATCAACAGATTTTATTTGTGATGTACTTGCGTCACTATTAAGAAATGAAACTGTCCTTTGAGTAACTCCTGAACTGTCTATAAAAGCAACAGATGGATTGTTTTTTGTGTAAATAGGTATTTGAAAATCACCAAAAGGCTCTAAATAAATATCTATATTGTTCATTAATAAAGACTTATTATCAAATGAGTAAGAACTACCTTCTTGGAAATAAGAATAGCTATCTAAAGCTAAATCTGTTTGAGATACTGTTGAACCTTGCTGAACATTACTAACATCAAATGCTTTTAAATCAGTCTTCACCCATTTGCAAATATTCTCAAAAGTAGTATTGTAAACCCCATCAAAAACAACATCTAAATAATCTCTAATTAGTTCAGATATTTCAAAAGATACTGTTGTTGAATTGCTTACTTTATATTTTTTTAAACTGTACTTTACAGTTGTAGTTGCGTTCTTATCTCCATCCCAAATGAAAACATCTAAAGTAGCATAAGAAATAGATGCGTTTGTTATGCTTACAAAATGAGGACTTCGTGTATTAATTGCCATTGTTTATACTTTTTTTTATTAATGCTTCAACATCTAATTTATATGCTTCTATTAAATCTTTATCTAAATTCTTAAACGCTTTCTTAAATGGTTTGGTAAAGAACATACTTGCTTTTATTCCTTTCTCAAATACACTTCTTGCAATCATAAACTGCAATGATTTTCTACTTATAAATTGTCCTTTATTATTTCTTATTCCTTTTAAACCTTTTCTTACAATCCATTTATCAAATGCTTTTGGAGGTGGCATACCTTTTAAACCATTCTTTCCTCCTTTAGATTTATAACTAAAAGGAGAGTCTTTATTTTCTAAGTAATTAGATTTAGTACCTTTTACTCCTTTGTCTTGAAACACTCCGTAATCTTCCATTAAGAAAGTTAACTCAAAGCTATTTTTACTAACCTTTACGTTTGAATCTAAACTGTTATAGAGTTCTTTAGAACTGTTCTTTTTACCTTTAGTTAAGTTTGCTCTTGACTGCTGAATGACATACTTTGCAAATCTGTTTAGCTCGTCTTTAACATTGCTTAACATATACTTATATCATTTGGTATGATCACATCAAAAGACAATGCCCAACCTGCCATTTCATTTTCAAACCTATCATAGAAAGGTTCAAAACTTGGAGAGCCATCTAACTGATATAAGTCTTGGTGTAATGTGCCACCCCTTAATACTTGCACTAATTTATTTAGTACTGCTAATTGTGTATTTAATATATCTTGCTCGTTGTTATTACCTATGAATATATCTACTACTTCTTCTTTTGAAATGTTTACCACATCCATTGCTAAAACAGATAAACTAAAACGTAATATGTTATCTTCATTACCCACATTGTTAACTATAATATGAGATAAAGGAAACGTTGTCTGCTTCGATGTATCTATTCTTGTGATGTCTCCAGTTGTAACGGTATTTACATTAGGGTCTGATAATAGTTGATTCTTTATAATTTCAGTTACTTGGTAAAATCCTTTCATTAGAATTTGTTTTTAATATTTTGTGATTCTATTTCTGCTTTTTCTTTCATAAAGGATAGCATTGTAAAACATTGGTGTACATTTAATTTAGTGATATCTTCAAACCGTTCAATACATCCGTTAGCGAGACCATAAATTGATTGATACCAACCCCACTTTGCTCCGAAGTTAGCTGCTCTTGAATAGCCTCCATTTCCGTTTGATTGCTGGAAGAGTGAATCGTATGCTTCGATAACTCCATTCCTAAATTCAGAAAAAAAAACATAGAACCTATTGCAGCACCTAAAGGCATATCTTTCATTTTATCAGGGTTCTTTACATCGTACTCTTCAATGTTATATTTACCAACCTTACTTGTTTTGATTGGTCTGAATAATACATTCATTGCAATATGCATTTGCTCCCACTTAGATACATTGTTATCCAAATCGATATACTCTCCTAAACTCATTTCGTCTAAGTCTGGAATGAAACCATATTCAATACCATTTAGTTTAAAACGTTCTGTATGTTTTGGTGTTTGGTTAAGTAGTTCAGTTATGATATCTACAATAGCAGTTGCACTAGACATCTTTAGTTTGTAGCTATCTGACAAAGGAATCCCACAAAATATCTCTATCATTTTAGCATCCAAGAAATTGCCTTCTGGATTGTTTTCAGCTATCTTTAAATACTTTTGGTATTGTCCTAGTGTTACTTCATTAAGTGATGTTGGCACGTTGATCTCTATCTTCATACTTATATAATGAATTTTATAAGCTATTTTATGAAATAAGCCTTACAATTTTCATAAGCCTTTGTAAGTAGTAAGTAGTGGTTGGGTTTTGAAGGTTTGGCGATTCTAATTTGTTTGCCTGTTCTGTGATGTATGAAGCATTCTACGATCGCAATCATTTGATTGTTATCCATTATCTAATAAAGTATTTACCAGCGTTTGGACTCTTTAACTGAGAAGATATTGCGTAACGTGCTGCATCGATGCAATGGTTAAAAGCATCAATAGGTTTATTAATAGTATTCCCTTCTCTATCTTTCATCCAAGTATATGACTGTAACTCTTTTATTAAGTTCTTGCTTCTACTTGTTACAAAGATTTTGTTTTGGTTGATTAGGTTAATACCATACACAATTGAGTCTTTTCCTTTAGTACAAGGAAGTACTTTATGTCTGTACGTTCTTAGTTCTGCAATTGATTTAGGTTCTGCACTATCAGCATATATTACACCCTCTATGTTATTTGAAGTTAATAGGTTTGATATGTCTATGTTCAGAAGTTTCTTTTGATAGATAATCTCATCGAAGATATACCCATCGTTGTATTTATATAAACCTATTAAAGTTGTTGGATCATTACTATATCCAAAGTCCATTCCGTAACATAGTAACCTTGCTTCTTCTGGTAGTTCTTTTATCTCTTTCCAATCTGTAATACAAACACCATCTAAAGAACCAATCTGTCCAAGACCATACACTTGCCACCAATTACTCCAATAGGTAGAATCTTTTGCTTTATCTCTTGCTAGTTCTATTTCTTTTACAATAGTATCTGGTAATGCTTCATTGTCTAAATAGGTTAATGTTATAAAGTCTGCATCATCATTACCAGCCACTTCTTTATGTGCCCAAAAGTTTGCGGTCGGATTAAAGTCAATCCATATATCTCCAGAGGTTCTTATTGCTAATTGGTTGTATGCTTCAAAGGGTACATTGTTTGCTTCATTCACATACAATACATTCCTTCTAGCACCTCTTAATTTGTCTGGTTGTTCTACTGAGAAGAACTCAATATAAGAACCATTAGTAAAAGTATAAGTTAAAGAAGACCTATTCCATTGGCTATCTTTAAACCTATTGGTTAGCATCATAATCTTTAAGAAGTCTCTAATACATCCCCTTCTTAAATGTGGTATTGATTCCGATACTACACTTGTTTCTAAGTTGGGTGTTCTAATACATCTATCTATTAAGATAGGAAGTATTCCAAAAGTCTTACCAGCAGATGTACCACCTTGTATTACTTTCTTTCTATTCTTTAAAGCGTGGAGTTTTTTTATTGCAGTTGTTGTTTGAAACATCTACAAATCAAATAAAGGTTGTTCGCTATTAACAGTTATATCTTTTGTCTCTTTTGGTTTACCTGCATAATAGTTATAGAACATTTGAACGAATTTAAAGTCTCCATCTTCTACTCCTTTCTCTAATGCTTTAAATGCCTTTGGTTCTAAAGGAGATAACCTTTCAATCATCTTTACCTCTTCTGATTTAGATGGTCTACCTCCCTTATTTCCTACCGTTCCTTTGTTCTTTTCTCTCTTGTCCATAATCAGTTTAAATCAGTTAACTGATTATATAATGAGAAAAGACATAGATTTTATTTTAAATCATCACTTTTTTTCTTCAACTGTTTTATTAATAGCAGTTACAATTGCTTGAACTTCTAATGCTAATTTGTAGCACATCTTTTCTAGTATTGCAATTCTTTCATTTACTGTATGTTTCTTTGGTTTCATATCTATTTATTAGTTTTCTCGTTTAATTGCTTGGCTCTGTCTTTTTTAATAAAGTTTACTACTTGTTTATAGATATCTATTTCAGTTCTTGGTATGTAATTATCTAAATACTCGTTTAGTTCTTTTCTAATTTCTTCTTTTTGGTTCATTGTATTTTTTATAAGTTTTATTTATTATCTCCGTAACTAATCTTATCTGCGGTACGTTGGCACACATTAAAACGATGATACCAACAACGTATAAAAAAAATACTAAATTAATTGCTCAAAAACTTTATAATTTGCTAAATCGCCATCGTCAAGCAACATTATAAAATCCAACATTTCGCCTTGTGTTTTAAATTCTTTTTCAAAGTTTTTCTTACTGTCTTTTTTGTAAACTACGCAATAATTTATCATTGGGTCTTGTGGCAATAACTGTTTACTTGATTGGTCAAAGGCAATCAAGAAGCTATCACAAGCATTTCTTAACCGTAGATTATCAGATACATTATACTTGTTTACTTCTTTGCAAAAATCTTGTCTTGCTTCTTTTAAATATTTATTAAATTCTGTCATCATTTTTGATATTTTAATTATTTTCTAAATCTTCTATTTATATAGGTTGCATTAGCCTTTCAGTAATTTAAGAAAGTATTCTGCTCCTGAGTTCGCAATAGCGTGTCTATCTTTGTAATTAAGGTATTTACCCACTTTATTATTTTCTTCTCTATACCAACGCTCACAGTCTATTTGTGCCATTGCTATGTTTGCAATCCACCCTATTCTGTAAGTTGGGTCTTTTAATCCTTCGTTTAATTTTTTAATTACTTCTTTCATTATTTTCTATTTTAATCCTTAACTTAGATTCAGTAACACTAAAGAAGATTCCCCAATCAATTTAAACTCTTTATGTTTGTGCCTTCTCTCTAAGCTAAAGATTTATTTTAATTCTTTTTTTAGTTTCTCTATGTATAATGTAGCATCCATCAACTCCTCTTGCAGATGTTGCAGCCATTCTAAGGAACTTAAATCGTTCCTATCCATTGTCTTGTTATACTTCTTTATTCCTACCTCTGAACGTTCTTTAAACGAGCCTATAACATCTTCAACTATTGTATCTTTCATATCAATATATCATCTAATTGGAAAATCCATTGTCTCAATCTACTTTTATTACAGGTGCAAATTACTTTGTACTTGTGATTAAAATATTTTGCGTGAAGTCTGCACATTGTTTTAAAATCTTCATTACTCATTTTAGATGTAATTCTTTCTTTTACACCATTCCAAATTAATTTATCTTCTACCATAATTCAATATCGTTTAGAGATTCTTGCCTTTCATCACATTTACAATTAGGTGATACCTTTTTCCATACCCATTTTATACCTGAGTATCTTGTTATTAATTCTATTAAGTCTCCTAGTTTCATAATTCAAATTTTAACGCTGCATCTATTAAAACTGAAATAAGTAAAAAGATAACAATGCCTATTAAAATGAATTTAAATATCTCTAATGTTTTTTTTGTATCTGTCATAATTTATATTTTAAAGTGATGTAGCCATACTCTTGTTCACTAGCGACAGTTAATATTAAAGTCAGCTACACCTACTTATTTTACTTTCTTTTTTAATGCTTTCTTTACGCTTCTAAATGTATTGTACAAAGAATGGTATGTGATATTTGTTTTGTTTGATAACTCTGTGATTGAGTATTCATCTTGTATAAGGTTGTACACCTTTTTATCATACCAATGCAGTTTATCTAACTCTGCTTCTACTTTGTCATTCTCTGCTTCATAGTCTATATATTCTCCAGATGCTAAGTCTAGGCACAAATCAATAGATGTTTTTGGCAACTTCTTTTTCTTATTTTCCAATTGCAAAAACGTTGTCTTTAAAGTTTTGTATATGTAATAATAGTTTACCTCTCCGTTGTAAGAAATATCTAATCCTTTGTTCAGCATCTTGCCGATTATTAAATACATATCCCCTACAATATCCTCCGCTTCATATTTAGTACAACCAAATTTTAAAGTTGTATTAATCCATTTCTTGTGAGACTCATATACTTTCTCTAACATTACATTAATGCTTTATAAAGTTTGGAGTAACCTTCTTTCTGTGCCTCGATGCATGTATCATAAATGATAGCACCAGACTTTAACAGTTCCTTCTCTTTGTACACATCGCAGGTTACACCCTTGCGTGATCGTATTAGTTCAATCTCATACCCTTTTTTTTCGCAGTAGTTTGTCATTGTAACAAAGTCTGGAAGTCCTAAACTATTCTCTTTCAATTGTTGCATCAAATCCTAATTTTTTAAGTTCTTTTATTCTATACTCTTGCAATTTGCTTACAGGAGTCTTAGCTCCTTTTACTTCGATGAATTTAACATCGTCTGGCTTCATAGCCACTAGGTCTGGTATTCCGTTCTTATTCGTCTTAATCAGCTTTAGCACATAGTAACCTTCTGCTTCAAGTTTCTTTATCAATTTACTTTGATAGGTTGCTTCGCTCATATTTTACTCATATTCTCCATCAATTTTTCAAAAGATTGTTTTGCGCGCCATTTTCTATTTGTTTCTTTCATTCTATCTATATTGGCTTTGTAATACTCTTTTGATCTCTCTTTTATAATTTCTTTATTAACTTCTCTATATTGTTTGTCATATTCTTTTATCTTCTCTTTATTATTTTTGTAATATTCTTTAGTTTTTTCTCTTATCTTCTCTTTATTAGCTTCGTTGTAATTTTTTCTCTTCTCTTTATTAGCTTCGTTGTAATTTTTTCTCTTCTCTTTTAGCTTCTCTTGATTAGCTGCGTAATATTGTTTGTTATATTCTCTTTTTTTATCTGCTTCGCTCATAATGCTTTGTTGTAAATGATTTCTTTTCTAATACTTTCTCGTATATCTTTTTCTCTATTCCTCCTTTAGAGAATATCCAGTACACATCGTTCTTCTGTCTTTCTTTGGTTGTTAGTCTATCTCTACTTTGCCAATAGCTGGTAGCACTAAAATCTATATTGAAGTAAACCAAATAGTCTGCCTTTGATAAACTAATCCCTTCCCTACCAGATACTATCTGGAGTGCTATGTTTTTATTAGTTGTGTTGAACTCCTCCAAGTCTGTTGTGAGGTTATCTCCGTACACTTTCTGCAATAGTTTTAACTCTTGCTTAAACTTATAGAAGATGCCTATTTTATTGTCTCTAAACCTTTCTTTTATAAAGACCGCTTTACTATCATCTATGGTAGTTGCAGCACCATCTTCTAGCTTTACAGTACCACTATAAATCTGTAAAACTTTCTGCATTAATTTAACTGGTGTATCTGCTAATATTATACCTCCGTTTGTTCCTTCATAAACTAAATCCTTCTCTAGCTTTTTAACAAGTGCATAGGTTGTAGGTTTCATCTCTACTTCTAATATGTGTTCGTTTACTTTAGATGTAAATCCAGCTTGTGATTGTGAGAAAGAGATGATGTGTTTAGATACTTTCTGGTTAATTAGATTCTCTTTAGCTTCTGCGTAGTTGTTGACATTGTAACCGTTAATCATTCTTTGTGTTACATTCACATAATATTTCGCCCACTTATAGAATGAATTCTCTGCAAATGGAGTAAACTCTGAGATCCAAAACTGATGAAAGATTTGAGAAAAACTCTCTGGTGTTGGTGTTCCTGTTAATAGGATGCAATACTTCTTACCTATGATTTGTTTGATGCGTTTAGTTCGCAGAGATGGTTTAGGAAATGCACCAAGTGAATGTGATTCATCAACAATTATTAGATCATAGTCTTTACCTTTTACCTTATGTACTGCTTCATAGTTCGTAACCTTTAATGAGTAGCTAGGGTTTAATAGTTTGTAGTCTGACTCAATAGAAGAGATTGCTTTCTTCTTAGTGATAAACAGAACAGAAGATATATCCATGTTATCTGATATCCCTAAAGAAGTAAGTGTTTTTCCTGTTCTTACCTCCATCGCTAACATAATAATGCGAAGCCTTGAAAGTCTTTTAGTACCTTCTTCTATGATTGATTGTTGGTAGTCTCTAAACTGCATCTTATTAAGTGCTTTGAACAATTAAACATTTATCATTGCTTTTCCATTCCCAGCTCTTTTTTAGCATACCTATTCTTTCGATAACCTCAGACCATTTATTTTCGGGTATGTCATGAACTAAACTAATAAGAGGAGACTCCAAATCCTTTTGAAGTTTTACATGTTCGTACTGTAATTTCTCATAGTTGTTTTGAAGATTTAGTGTTGTATTTATATTATCTTCTGATATTTCTTGTGAGAAATTAAAACATCCTTCTAGTTTTTGAAGTTGTTTATTGTGCTTCCTGTAAACAGGATAGTTTTTTACTGCATGAATTACAGTAGCGTGATTCATTGACTTTCCGTTGTCTTGGTAAAACTGAGCTATTCTGCTCCACCCCATATATAAATCCTCACGAAGCATATAACTAAGCAACGCTCTCATTTCTACATACCTTCTTTGGCTACTGTTTTTAAATATATCTAATCCACTTAATTTAATTACTGCTTTCGCTATTACGTCGGGTGTTGTCTCTATCATATCTTAAAATGGTATATCTTCTAATTTCTTCTTCTTTTGCTTTTACCAGATAATATTGTTAACTCAAAAATTTTATGGATAAGTTCAGTAGTTTTAGAACCACCCAAAGTATGTTCATCATAAAATAATTCATCAGAATAACAGTACATTAAAGCAAGTTTTGGCCAACCTTTATAAAAATCTAAAACTAAAAAATTAGTGTAATCATAGATACCTAAATAAGCGAACTTGTTTAGTATTTTTTGATTATGTATTGTACAACTCCCTTTCAGTATTTCATTATCTACATAACTATCATAACCACTCATATTAAATCTCATTTTTCTTCCATCTTTATTCAGATGATTTCTAATAAAAGAATGTATTTCTTCTGTTGTCATACTCTTTAAACTCTCTGCGTAATCTTTTTTTTGTATCATAGTTTTTTTGTGCTTAACTGCACCAGTATCTAATTTCTTCTAACTTATTTTTTACTGGATTTTTCATCCAGCTACTTCTGAACCATTCAATTTTGCAATGCTCTGCAACCTGTTTAATATGGTCTGTTCTTTCTTTGATCTGGACTTCGATTCGACCAATCTGGATTCGGAGTTTTCCAAGTCTGTAATCATTTTTAAATATGGTTTCGTTATTATTTGATATTTTTCTTTTAATGGATTTAATATCATTTCTAATCTTTGAACCTCTTTGTTTGCATTCTCGTATTTCATCTCTAATTCCTTCTTTTCTGCTTTCAATTTCACGAGTTCTACCTGTTCCTTTTGATTGCATTCCATCTTTAATTTCCTGTATTCTTTTTCTAAAGCTATTAATGTCTGGGGAGTATTTTTCTGCATAATCTTCGTACTCTCTATCCGCTTGTTCAATTTCTTTTTTAAATTCTTTAGACGACTCCTTAAATAATCTTCGTACTTCTTTAAGCCTTGGTTTGTTAGCTTCCAATGCTGTTGGTAAAACAAGGTGTTTACATTTGTTGTCATTTTTTATATCTATTTCTATTAATGGAACTTTGTTTATGGCTAATCTTTTAATATCTTCTTCATTCTTTTCGTTACTATATTTTATTTCAATAAACATTACAATATTATCTTGTTCATCATAGCAAGTTAAATCTGGTATCTTACCATTAATTCCTTTCTCTGGAACTACTTTTGCAAAGTGTATCTCTTGGTTAAAAACATCATCATAATATTTTAACTCTTTAACGATTTTCATTTTTGCGTTGTAGTGCTCTGGACTTTCTCCAGCAGAAACAAAAGCTAATTGATTTATTACACCTAGTTTAAGGGAATAGTGTTTAATTCTGTCACCTCCATCTCTTACATGAAACTCAACACCTTCAATTGAAAAGTATCTATTAGGTTTAAAAGCATCGTCTATATGAGTTAAAACTTTATCACTATCATAGAAATATTCATACTTTCTCATATCTTTAAAGATTTGATGTATTTATAGATAGTTTGCAGACTCACACCCAATTGCTCAGCTACCTCATTTTTATTTAATTTTGGATTTGCTTTGTAAAGAATTGTAAACTTTTCTCTATTACTTTTAGCATCATTATTTTTTAAGACTTTCTTTATTTCTGAATTTTCAATGCTATCAATCTTTATTTTTTTAGCCATTGCAATAAAGTACTTGCTCAATTTCTCAGCATTTAAAATACTTTCTTTAGATACTTTCTCAAAATTATATTTAGCTAATCCTATTCCGTTAAAAATGTGTATTAGTAAAGAGAATCTTGGTATGTAAGATTTCTGCTTAGGAAGCATACTCTTCATGTATTCGTTTTCATTTTCCGAGTTCTGGCTTTTAGTAATACCATTAAATATTCTTATCCATTCCTTTTTAGCCTCATCATCAAATGTTAAGATTACAGGTACAATTTTACCATGCTCATCCTTTTGTATTATTTCATTTTTAACCTTTTCAAAAAAGTAAACGATAGTATCATTGTACCATTGGATAGTATTATAATCCATTTCGTTATCATTATAGTTCTCAACCTTTAAGTCTGGGTATGAAAGCAACATCCTATCCATAAAACCATTATCTTTGTTTTCGTTGGTGTAGAAAGAATTAAAAATACCAGGCTGAATACCTCCTAGAATTGGTATTAAAGGACTTGCAACAAAAGAACCAGCTCTTGTCATTCTATTTAAGTTTACACTTTTACCACTCCATGAACTTAACCAAAACTCCAAATCAGAACCTGCTTTGTACTTATTCATATCTTTGAACCATCCAGCTAATTCATCCTTAAAAACTCCAACTGCATTGTCATTCTCTTGATGTAAATCAATCAATGCCTCAAGAGTGATATCGTTTGCTATAAACTGTTTTTTCAAAGGCTTTTCCATATCTGGGTAATCCTCTTTTTCTTTTTTTGTTAGGTTATCGTATAACTCCCACTTCTCGTACTTTTTAATGTAGTTTGATATCTCTTTATTATTTAGCTTCTCTAAAGGAAATATTGCTTTTGAAATGCTTGGAGTTTTACCAATACCAGCTTTACCAACTACTGCTATCCATAATGTCGCTATCTCTACCCATCCCTTTTTAACTTCTATTTTCATAGAGTTTCCAATGCTTAAAGACATTAACCACATTAAGCTGCACCCCATATAGTCAATAGACATATTTAAGGTATTAGCACATTCTATTATGTAGCTTTGGATTGGCTTTGTGAAAATATCGATAGGAAATTGCAAATCATTCTTAACAAGTAATATTTTCTCTTCTGGTTCTGTTTCTTTTAAAACTCGCCTAGATCCAAAACCTTTTTCGTATAAATCTAAAGTAGATGCAGCAAAATCTCCGTTGTGATTCTTATAAGTATAACAGGCAAAAGCAGACAATCCTTTTTCATGTGGATATATTGTACCTGTTGAATACATCATTAAAATATCATTATCTTTAAATACATAACCAGAATGTGCTGAGTCTGAGTTATGTCTTTTGATTATGTACTTCTTATCGTGGTTTGCAATGATTGTAAAATCATTTCCTATAACATCCCAAACATTGGTCTTATTATTAAAATCATCCCACACTTGAACATCACTATCTTTGTAAATATTTTGTACCTGTTTAGGAACTACTTTTATTTCTTTCTCTGGTTCTTGGTAATTGTAAGATTTACTAAATTGAACAAGTATTTCTCTATCGTCATCCGATATAAATTTCACATCAAAATATCCGTTTTTAGATACTTTATTATGTGGATAAGCAAATACATAACCAAACCTTCCACGAGTCTCAATAACAGCTTCTTTATGACCTTTTAGCTTAGCTAACTTTAGATTGGATTGTACCCTTTTAGACTTGTATAAAATATGATAGCCTTCGTTTTTTGTTTTATAAATAACAAACTTTTCTTCAAAGTCTAAAATGTTATCTTTTAAGAATCCTAAATATTCATTCCAGAAATCTATTTTTTCTTTAGCAGTTGAGAATACTTTTAAATCAATATCTATAACTTCTAAAAAATCAAACCCAGTAATTAATCCAATATTTTCTGTTGCTGGTATTTCTTGGTTGTTTTTCTTGAATGTTCCACCCTTGTAATTATATCTTCTTACAAATTCATCCTTAGATAATTTTTCTATTTGTTGAGGAGTCCAAGTAAAGTTTGGAACTTTAGATCTACCAACAGTTAGCAGACTGAAATAATCTAAATACTTTAATGCTTTTGCTGTTTCTGTCATTTTTAAACCTTTTTAAACTTTTTAAACCTTTTTAAACCCCTTAAATACTTGTAACTAATTGATAACTATGTTTTTAAACTCATTTTAAACCTTAGGGTTTAAAAAAACTTTTATAATATTTACTTTTTTATTTTACTTTTTTATTTACTAACTAAAGTTTTTAAACCTTATGGGTTTAAAATGAGTTTAAATATTTAACTATCAATTAGTTAGTGGTTTAAAAAAGGGTTTAAAAAGGTTTAAAAAGTTTAAAGTTTTTTAACGATTATTTACTACATCTTATTAAGTATGTTTAAAAACTCTTCATTTGTAATAATATAGATTGATCTCAATCCTTTAAACCAATCCAAAAAATTCTCCATTTTTTCTACTTTACTAATCATGTTAAAGATTCTTTATAACAAGTTTTACTACAATATCCATAGTCTGTATCAATCGGAGTTTGGCACTCTTCGCATTGTCCTTCGTACTCACTATCTTTTAAGTGTTCGTGTAATTGGTTATCGAATGCTTCCATTATACAAGTCTATTAGCGTAAAAATCTGCTTCATCTTTTTTATACTTTTCCATAAAAACAAAAACTGCTTCCATTCCTTCTATGAATGCTATATACTCTTTAGATGATTTATCTTCTGTATTCCAATTTTCTATAATTCTTTGTTGTGCTTCTGTTGTAATTATCATAATATTTTATTTTTATCTTTTTCTATCAAAGAAATTATTACTTGCATCCCTTCAAAAAAAGATAATAGTTCCCTAGTTGATTTGTTTTCTGCGTGTTCCGCAGCCAGTCTTAATTGTGATTCTCTTGTAAATTCCATAGTATTTTTATTTTACGATTAAAGAACTTTTTGTATAACTTACTTTTGGAATTTCAACTTCTTCTCCATCCTCTGTTCCTACAAGTAAATTCCTTTGTAGAGATAAATAGGCTTGTTTGCTTCTAGCTTCTACTTCCTTTTTTTGATTATCTAAATCTATCCACTCTTCAATGTGTTTAAAAGAATACCGAATACCACCGTTTCTTTTTTCGAATACGAATCCAGAATCTTTAAAAGTTTTTTCGGAATACAGATCAGCTTCATTAAAAGCAATTTCTTCAATTTGCTTTATAGCTTCTGAGTAAAGTGCTTGACACTTCTTTAGGTTTCCATAAGTAGAGAGAGCAGCAATGTTGCCCTCTTCTACTTCTGTTAAGAGATGCGCAACCTCTTGCTCACGCATCTCAAAAAAGAGTTCCTTACTCATTAGATATGTAAATTTTCGATTTTATCCTCAACTAAAGCTGGTTCTTCTACTTTCGTAGCTTCATCTTTAGCAAGATATCCATCCATATACCCTTCTAATTCTTTGGCTTTGGCTTCTACTATTTTAAATTCATAATCACTTAAAGAAGTATTGAATTTAAAGTTTGGTGTAGAGTATGCAACCATCCCTTTCTTATGATCTTCTGCATCTTCAATAGTAACCCATTCGTCTTTTAATCTTTTCCAAGCACCCTTCTCAGTAAATTGAGACCACTTAGAAACCGCAGCACCTTTAAAACAGATGTTTATTAAGTCTCCTTCTTTAGTTACTGCGTAAATAGATTTGTTGTAATTACCACCAGCAGCATTAACTGCTCCTTTGATATCAGAGTAAACACCTTTAGCAATCACTCTACCTTTGAAAGTTTTTACCTCAAGGTCTTCTGCACTAATTTGTAAGATTTCATTTGCATAAATGCCAGTTTGGTCAGCATCAGAGAAACCCTTAATTGTGTGATACTCTTCAAGTACTAAAAAAGTTAATGGAAGTTTTACTTCTACTTTTTGCTTGTTTTCTTTATCGTAGTACGAGAAAGATTTGTTGTTACTTTTCCACTCCATGAATTTAGAAGTTGGATTTGTACTCTTTTGTTCTGGTCTGTTTAAGAACCCCATAATAAATAATTGTTTTAAATTACGATTGAAATTTGTGGCAACCGCATCCACGCAATAATTTTATATTTTAAAAGCCTTGTTTACAATGACTCTTGCTTCTTCTATTGAAAGCCCTTTTTTTACTTTTGGTTTTGATGCTTTTACTCCTAGAATTAAACGTGCCTCGTTCTTAGCTTTCACAGAAAGCGTTGGTAAAAGGTTTATAATTTGTTGTTCTAGTGGAGTCATATATTAAAATGGTAATCTGTCTCCTTCTGTTTCTATAACTGTCATCATCTCTTCAAAACACTCTAATTGATATTTATACGCTAGAGTTAAAAGAACTGTATCTTCTAAATTTGTATCGCTTTTTTCAAAAGCATTGTAAATAATCTTATTAAAGGTTTCCTTTGTTTTTGAGTTTGTTGCTAAATTTGTTTTAGCCATCATCTCTACTAAGTTTCTTTGAATTGTAATCATGTTATATAATTTTTATTTTCTTTATAAAACTGTAACCTATCTCTAATTCACTTTCATTACCATACAACTTTTAGAGATAGATACAGACTCTTTATAATCATTCTACACACCGGTAGTTATTCGTATTTTAATTAGATTATTAGTACTAATTATTGTACATTTACTAACAGTCTTTTAACAAAGATACGATACTTTTCGATACAAATCGATAGTTTTTAAAAAAAATGCAAAAATGACGTTTGAAGAGAGCATTAAATACATAAAATTAAAGGGATTCTCAGCTTATGAGATACACCAAGATACTGGGTTAAACGAGGCTGGTGTTAGGAAAGTCTTAAAGAATAAAGTTGCGAACCCTCAAAGAAAAACAAGAGAAATTATTATTGAATTTGCTGCTAAAGCAATACAAAACGATAATAACGATGTAACTTTAAGTGCTGAAGAATTAAAAAATATGGAGGATTTAGCATCTGATGTGATAAAAAATCACAAAAAATTGCTACAAACTGAATTATACAGTATGTGGTTTGAAGTTGAAAGCCAAAAAAGGGTTATTGAAATTTTAAAAGAATAGTCTTTAATTCGTCTTTTGTTTTGGTTTTTTTTAGGTTTTTTATTATTTCTTTATTTATTGTAATTTCTTTCTTGTACTGTTCTATTTTCTTAGGAGGCATTTTTCTTATTTACGTGTGATAAATATATTAAATTACATTGTATAATGCAACTAATTGTTTGTTAAATAATTAACAAATGCAACTAATTTGTAATAAAAAATAATTATAACCGTAACGCTAAACGTAACGGTTTTTGCTATTTAGGGACAAAGAATAAAACACTAACTATTTGCAAATCATTTGTTTAACTATTTTTAATATTTTGTCGCACGATTCATAACCCTGAGGTCACGGGTTCAAATCCCGTTCTCGCTACAAATTAAAATTTTAACCAAGTTACTCATAGTAAGTGTTTTAAGTACTAAAACTTAAGATATTTTACTATGAGTAAAAAGAAAAAGAAGAGTAAACGTAACGCTAAACGTAAAGGTTTGGCATCGTTCTTATCCACTACCAATAAAATGAAGAAGAAATATAGCATTTCCCTTTATACTGGCGGAGTTAATGTCAAAGATTGGGATATTCTCACAAAAGCAGAAAAAAGAAAAGCACTAAAAAAAGCGTGGTGTATTGTTTGGTATTTTCGGAATCCTAAAACAGATTTACTAGAAAGAAGACCGAATATAAAAGCTGGTGTAAATAGATTGCGTACCATGTCTTTACGATATGATTTTCTAAAAACCGTTAAGAGATCAATGAAAGACACCATTTCTAATGGTTACTCTCCTTTTGATAAAAAAGATAATAAAAATAATTTTGAGTTAAACGAGTCTAAAGAAATACACTCAATAAAAGAAGCATTAGATCTGGCTTACAACCATTCAAAATTAACAGTTGCA